GACGATCAATACAACCCGCGCGAGTCCGCTGCCCGGTGGACGAAGGAACTGGAGGCCGCGAAGAAGGAACTGTCGAAGTTCCACACGTCGGCGAAGCGCGTCGTCAACAAGTACCTCGACACGCGCGCCACCTCGATGTCGAACGACACCGACAGCGCGTACAAGCTGAACCTGTTCTGGTCGAACATCCAAGTGCTGAAGGCGTCGCTCTACGCGAAGCCGCCGCGCGTGGACGTGAGCAACTCGTTCAAGGACAGCGAGGACGACGTGTCGCGCGTCGCGGGCAACATCCTCGAACGGATGCTGAACCACTCGGTCGAGAAAGACCTGAGCGACTTCGCTATGGCGTCGCAGCAGGGCGTGGGCGACTACCTGCTCGTGGGCCTCGGCCAAATCTGGTATCGGTACGAGGTCGAGACAGCGCAGCAGATGACCGAGCCGGTGATCGACCCACAGACAGGGGTCGAGCTTGTGCCTGCGACAGCCTACGAGGCCATCGTCCACGAGGACTGTCTCACAGACTACGTCTTTTGGGAGGACTTCTGGTGGTCGCCTGCGCGGACGTGGGAGGAGGTGCGGTGGGTCGCGCGCCGCGTCTACATGAACCGCGAGCAACTCATCAAGCGATTCGGCGAGAAGATCGGCAAGACCGTGCCGCTGTCGAAGCAGAAGAAGAACGCAGACAGCACGCAGCCGCAGAACGACCCGTGGGAGAAGGCACCCGTCTTCGAGATTTGGGATCGGACGACGAAGAAGGTGTACTGGCACGTCATCGGCATGGAGGTGGTCTGCGATGAGAAGGAAGACCCTTTAAAGCTGACGAACTTCTTCCCGTGCCCGTGCCCGCTCGTGTCGAACCTTACGAGCAGCAACTTCATCCCGCGCGCCGACTTCCAGATGGCGCAGGATCAGTACGACCAGATCGACGAGATCACGACGCGCATCACCTACCTCACGCGCGCAGCGAAGGTGGTCGGCGTGTACGACAAGACCGCGACCGGCATCGCCCGCGTGTTCACCGAGGGGATGGAGAACCAACTCATCCCGGTGGACAATTGGGCGGCCTTCGCGGAGAAGGGCGGCATCAAGGGCGCGATTGATTGGGTGCCCATCGACCAAGTCGCCGCGACCATCGAGCGCCTCACCGCGCAGCGTGACGTGCTGAAGGCGAACCTGTACGAGGTGCTCGGCATCGGCGACATCATGCGCGGCATGACGAACCCCGACGAGACACTCGGCGCGCAGCAACTGAAGGCGCAATTCGGTGGCTCGCGTCTGCAGTTCAAGCAGATGGAGATCGGGCAGTGGGTCGCGCAGGGGCAGCGCATCCGCGCGGAGATCATCTGCGAGCACTTCCAGCCGCAGACCATCATCGAGCGCAGCAACATCATGCACTCGCTCGACGCGCCGCTCGCGCAGCAGGCTGTCGAGTTCCTCAAGCAGGACAAGACGAAGCGTTACCGCATCAGCGTCGAGTCGGAAACGATGGCGATGGTGGATTGGGCGCAGGAGCGCGACAGCCGCACGCAGTTCATGCAGGCCGTCGGCGGCTTCGTGCAGAGCGTGACGCCGCTCATTCAAGCGCAGCCGCAGGCTGCGCCTGTCGTCCTGCAGATGATGAAGTGGGGTCTTGGTGGCTTCCGCATCGGCAAGGAGATCGAGACTGTGCTCGATCAGGCCATCGCCGCCGCGAGCCAGCCGCAGAAGCCGCAGGAGCCGTCGCCGAAGGAGCAGGCCGAGGTCGAGGAGAAGAAGGCGAGCGCCTTCCAGAAGAAGGCGAGCGGCATCAAAGACCTCGCCGACGCTGGTCAGACGCAGCAGGAGAACGCGCTCATGGGCGGCGTCGCTGCGCCGGGCATGCAGCAGGGGCCGGGCGTGCCGCCAGTGCCGCCCGCTGGCGGGCCGCCGCCTGACATGCTGCCACCGCCGCCCGGCCCGCAGCAGCAGAACATGACGAACCCGATGGCGAACATCGAACCCGGCGCGGGCATCCCGCCCACGCCTCTACCCGGAGCACCGCAGCCATGATGGACGGAACGATGACCGAAGGCGCACCCGCGCCCGAGCAGGAGAAGGAAACGACGGTGCAGTGCCCGAACTGCGGCGCGATGCTGAAGATCGAGGTCGAGGAGCCGGAAGCTGAAGCCGGCGCCGCCGAAGGCCCGAGCATCCGCGATGCGCTGCAGGGGGCGATGGGGGCGCAGTAATGACGCAGGCTGAACTGGAGCAGATGTATCAGGACGGCGAGATCACGCTCAATCAGTTGACCGTGATGCAGTACAACCTCGCCCGGTTGGAACGCATCGTCTATCCGCCCACCGGGCCGGTCGCCGAGACTCCCGTTCGCAATCGCGTCGGCCAGATCAGCGACGAGGAGTTCTACACGTTGCAGAACGACGGCCCGGCTGCGTGGCGCGCCTATGTCGTTGCGACCGCCAACGCACCCGACGACATCGCACTGGCGGTGCTATGACGCGACGCCGCTACATCTACGACAGCGTGAAGGGCGAGCTTGTCGAGGTGACGCCCGGCTACGAAGCCCCGCAGCGCAACGTCCACACGAGCGACGGCCTGCTCTGGAACGACCGCAGCTACGATGGCCTGCGTGCGACCGACGGCACCGACATCAGCAGCCGCTCGAAGCACCGCGAGTACATGCGCCTCAACAACCTGACGACGATGGATGACTTCAAGCAGTCCTTCGATCAGTCGCTGAAGCGCAAGGCTGAGTACGTTACGCAGGGCAAGCATGGTGCGGTGAAGCGCGAGCACATCGAGCGCGCAATCCACGAACTGCAGCAGCGACGGAGGAAGTGATGGCGAACCCTGTGGTGGAGTACCTGCGCAAGGCCGTGTCGCTCGACACCCCCGAGATGTCGCTCGGCGAGACAGCCGCCGACATCGGCGCGGGCTTCGTGCCCGGCCTCGGCACCGCGATGTCGGGGCGCGACTTCGAGCGCGCACGGCGCGAGAACGACAAGCTCGGGATGGGGCTGTCGGCCATCGGCATGATCCCATTCGTCGGCGGCGTCACGCGCGGCGTGAACAAGGCGCTGAAGGCGGGCACGAAGGTCGAGAAGGCTGCAGCGCCCGCGTCCGCGTCCTTTAAAGCGACGACGCCCGAGCACGTTGCGATGCTGCGTGGTGCCCCGTTCCCCGGCATCTACAAAAGGCCCGACGAACTCGTGGCCGGTGCGAAGGTCGCCCCCGAAGACCCGATGATGCAGCGACTCTTCGGCGTCACGCGCGATGACCTGTTCCAGATCGCGCAGGAGGGCACGCGCAAGGGCAACATCACCGAGCGGCCCTTCGCAGCGCCGCCCGGCTCGAAGGGTGCGCGCCACGCAGGCGCGGTGATGACGCCCGAGAACGAGCAGCGGCTCGTGGACATCATCGCCGAGGCCCGCAAGCGGCCTGACCTCTTTAAAGGGATGGCCTCGTGGTACACGGCTGACCCGCTCTACGCGAAGTTCGTCGAGATACACGGCCCCGAGCGAGCGCCCGAGATGTATCGGCGCTTCAATGCGTTGACCGGGATGGCCTCGCCGAACAGCGAGGTGCTGACCGAACTGAACCGTGGCACTGGCGCGAACTGGCTCGCGCATCAGGGGCGCTTCGGCGACTTCGAGAAGTACGCTGGCATCGCAGAGGCGAAGCGCGGCGCGAACTTCCCCGAAGACCTGCGCGCGATCCAAGGGCACATGGTTCACTCGACAGCGCAAGCGCCAGCGATGGCGAAGTTCCTGCGCGGTGGTGACAACATCGACATGAAGAGTGCGAAGGTGCCGAGCTACATCCATGCGAGCGGCGTGCCCGAAGTCGGGTTCCAGACGCAGTGGCCCGTCGGCGACGCGCACTGGTCGCGCCTCGTGGGGCTGCCCGAGCATCGTGGCCTCGTGAAGGATCAGAAGACGGGTCAGATGGTGCCTAACGCAGCGAGCGCGAGCGTGCCCGAGATGGTGACGCTCGGCCCGTGGTGGAAGGAGAAGGTCGCAGGGCGTGCGGGGCTGGAGTCGGTGCCTGCGCAGGCCGTCGTATGGGGCGCGGGCAGCAACGCGACCGGCGTCACCTCACCCATCGGCGCACCGAAGCTCGAACTGCTGGCGCAGCAGATCGAGAAGGCCGCGAACCGGATGAACGTGTCGCCAGAGACAGCGCGCGACCTCATCATCGCGGGCAAGGCGCACGCGGGCTTCGCTGATCCGCGCCTGCTGCTCGGTGCAGGCACCGTAGCTGGCGGCGCGACAGCGGGGCTGCTCGCCCGCGAGAAGGTCAGGCAATTGCGCGAGGAGCGCGAGCGCCAGATGCAGCAACTCGAAGCACAAACACAAGGAGAATAGCGATGGCTGATCTACGCGAGGCGCTCGAAGCCGCCTTTGAGACACCCGACACCGAGATTCCGGCGTCGTCCGAAACTTCCACCGAAACACCAGCGGCTCCAATCGAGCCGAACGGCGAAGCGCCGACGACGCCGGAACCCACCGAGGGCACCGACGACGGTCGCGTGCGTGACGGCCTTGGCCGCTTCGTGAAGGTCACGCAGGTCGATGGGAAGGGTCAGACACCAGAGCAGGCGCAGCAGCCGCCCACGGGCGCGCCAGAGCAGCCGCAGGGGCATCCGCGCACGCCGACGTTCGAGAAGCCGCCGCGCGACATGCCGATCCCGCTGCGCTCGACATGGACGAAGCTGACACCGGAGTGGCGGCAGCACATCGCCGAGACACACGCCAAGGTGCAGCAGGTCGAGGAAAGCTACCGGCCCGCTGTCGAGTTCGCCAATCGCTTCGCGCAGGCCATCCAGCCGTACCAGCAGGCCATTCAGGTTGAGACAGGCGGCGACCCGGTCGCAGCCGTGCGCGGCCTGATGGACGTGGCCTCGCGCCTGCGCTTCGGCACGCCCGGCGAGAAGGCCGCCACGGTGGCGCAGATCGTGAAGAGCTACGGCGTGGACATCGAGGCGCTCGATGGGGCGCTGGCTGGCGTGGCACCGCCGCCCGGCCAGCAGCAGTTCGATCCGATGATGGTGCAGCAGGCCGTGCAGGCGCAACTCGCGCCCCTGTTCCAGCAGGCGCAGGCGCGCCGTGCGCAGCAAGAGCAGCAGACCGCAGCCGCTGTCCGCACCGAACTGCAGACCTTCGCCGCCGATCCGAAGAACGAGTTCTTCGAGGACGTGCGCGACCTGATGGCCGACGCAATCGAGGTAGCCTCGCGTCAGGGCTTCGAGCTATCTCTGCAGGATGCCTACGACCGGGCCTGCCTGTTGCACCCGGAAGTGAGCAAGGTTATGATTGCCCGGCAAAGGGGGCAATCCGCCGCCAGCCTGACACAAGCCGCCACGCGAGCCAAAGCAGCGGCAGTGAGCGTGAAAGGCGCAGCGCCAGTGGGTAGCCCCGAGCCGACCGCACCTTCCTCAGTGCGCGACGCGATTGAAGCAGCAATCGAGGCGCATAGCAGAGTCTGAGTCTTCGCTGACTCCTGACTGAAGTGACAAGTCCTTTGACTGTCGCGTGAGTTTCTACCTTTCACAACTTCGACAGGAGTCAGCCTCATGGCCTTCCCAAACGTAAGTGACATCGTCGCAACGACGATCCAATCGCGTACCCGCGCCATCGCGGACAACGTGACCAAGAACAACGCGCTGCTGAAGAAACTGGAAATGCGGGGCAACCGCAAACCGTTCAGCGGCGGCAACGTGATCTATCAGGAACTGTCGTTCGCGCAGAACGGCAACGGCGGATGGTATTCGGGCTACGACCTGCTGCCCGTCGCCGCCTCGGACGTGATCTCCGCTGCGGAGTACACGATCAAGCAGTTGGCCTGCCCGGTCACGATGAGCGGCCTCGAAGGTCTGCAGAACGCGGGCAAAGAGCAGATGATCGACCTGCTCGAATCGCGCATCGGCGTCGCCGAAGCGACGATGGCGAACCTGCAAGCCGCAGGCGTCTACTCGGACGGCACCGGCTCGGGCGGCAAGGAACTGACCGGCCTGAACGCCGCTGTTCCCGTCGATCCGACGACCGGCATCTACGGCGGCATCAACCGTGCCTCGTGGGCCTTCTGGAAGTCGGTGTACTCGAAGCCGGGTACGGCGCTGACCTCCTCGACGATTCAGGAAGCGATGAACGGCCTGTGGGCGCAACTCGTGCGCGGCAGCGACAGGCCCGATCTGATCCCGATGTCGAGCGAGATGTGGCAACTGTACGTTGCCTCGCTTCAGGCGCAGCAGCGTTTCACGTCGCCCGAAGTCGGCAACCTCGGCTTCCCGACGCTGAAGTTCATGGACGCGGACGTTGTGCTCGACGGCGGTATCGGCGGCTTCTGCCCGTCGAAGACGCTGTTCATGCTCAACACGAAGTACATCTTCCTGCGTCCGCACTCGGCGCGGGACATGGTGCCGCTGTCGCCGGGCAAGCGTTACGCCGTCAACCAAGACGCCGAGGTGCAAATCTTGG